ATAGCATAATAACTTAGGAAAAATAAAATGAGCGAAAGAGAACATATTGTAAGCGTAAATAGGGGTGTAGATCTCGTTGCGTTTAATCAGGAAATGATAGCAACAACAGGCGCTGGCAGTATTCCAAGTCGCACAGTTGGTGTCGCCAATCCACGTGCTACTAATATACGTAGTACACATTACATGTTAACTGATGCAGAAGCAGAAACATTAAAAGCTGATCCTAGAGTTTTTGGTGTTGACTTACTGCCAGAACTAGATCCAAATACTGGTATTGGATTCGACACTGTTCAATCAGGCAACTTTACAAAAACTACACTAGACCGAGGTGATTTCTTAAACTGGGGCATGCGTAGGGTAAATGAAGAAGTAAATATTTATACAGGAGTTAACCCAACAGCAGGCGGCTACGGTTATACGCTAGACGGCACAGGTGTTGACGTTGTTATAGTAGATAGCGGTATACAAGCTGACCACCCAGAGTTTCAAGATGCAGACGGAGTAAGTAGAGTACAACAAATTGATTGGTTCACTGCTAGTGGTGTTGCTGGAACAATGCCAACATCGCACTATACAGACTATCACGGACACGGTACACACGTTGCTGGTACAGCAGTTGGTAAAACATATGGCTGGGCAAAGAACGCTAAAATATATGCTGTAAAGCTCGCAGGACTACAAGGTTCTGCTGATCCAAACGGCGGTATTTCTGCTGCTAGTATGGCTGACGTTATTATAGGATGGCACAATGCTAAAGGTGTTGACGCTACAACAGGATACAAACGTCCAACAGTTGTTAACCACAGCTGGGGATATTTAAGAGGCTACAATACTGTTACTAATCTTACATACCGAGGCGCAGTAAAGACCGGAACAGATATTGACACTCCTGCAAAAAGAAATGCTTTTGGACTTTACCCAGCAAGTGGAGCACAGATTGGAGCTACGTATGCTACCAATCTTAGATTATCTTCAATTGACGCTGATGTACAGTTAATGATTGATGCTGGTATACATGTTTGTATAGCAGCAGGTAATAGAAGTCACAAAATTGATGTAAGTACAGGCGATGACTTTTCTAACTTTATAGCTGCTAACACAGGATCAGTAGAGTACCAAAAAGGTTCAAGTCCTTCGGATGACGAAGCACACATTGTTGGTAATATTGATAGTACAGTACATGCAGGCGGCTTAGAACAAAAAGCAGTTAGTTCAGAAACAGGACCAGGTGTGAGTGTTTATGCTCCGGGCACTGATATCATGAGTGCGATGAGCACTACTAATGCATTTGGTGCTAATACCACAAGTAATCCATATCCAGCAAACGCTGCATTTTTAATTAATAATATAAGCGGCACTAGTATGGCATCGCCGCAAATAGCAGGTATGATATCACTTTGGTTGCAATTAAATCCAGGAGCAACGCCTGCACAAGGCTTGGCTTTTGTTAATGCTACTTCTAAAACAGCACAAGTATACGACACTGCAAGCACTGTTGATTATACTGATACTCGTAGTTTATTAGGAAGTACTAATAGATTTGCATTTAATAAATTTAATAGTAATGTTCAACTAAGAATAGGAAACTAATATGGCTGTACAATTAATTAACATAGGAAATGTTGCAAACGACGGAACAGGTGATGATCTTCGCGAAGCATTTATTAAAGCAAATGCTAACTTTGAAGAACTTGACTTGCGTGATGATGAGCAAACTTCTGGTAGTAATTTAGGCGTTGATGGAGAATCTATATTTGTTCGAAGAAACGTTTATGATTTAGAATTTAAAAAGATTCATGCAGGAACTAATGTAACATTAACTGCTGACGCAAGTAAAATTGTAATTGCTGCTGATAGTGGAGTAAGTGATTTAACAATTACTGCTGATACAGGTAATGTTGTACTAGACAATAGCGCAGCATTAAGTATTGTTGGTGGAACAGATATTACTACAAGTATTACAGGTAGTGTGCTTACTCTTGCATATAATGGTATAACCGATTTAGTATCTGATACAACTCCGCAATTAAGTGCAGATTTAGATGCGCAAGCTAATAATTTGTTAAACGTAGGAACTATTGCTACAACAGGAGTTACAGGACCTGTAACGGGCAATGTAACAGGTAACACTGTTGGTACACATACGGGTGACGTAACAGGCAACGTAGTTGGTAGTGTGCATGGAATTGATATACGCACGTTGCTTGGAAATGATGCAACAGACTTTGGTAATATTAATCCTACAGTAAATAACTTACTTGAATATATTATATTCAATACAGATTTTGAAATGGGATCATTTACTGCTCCTAATGCTGCTACGTTAGACTTAGGTGCGATTGCAGTATAACCTAACTCCGATAAATACGTTGTATTAAGGAAACTAATGAATGGCAAATTTATGGAACGTTACAACCGGATCTCGACTACAGACACTTATTGAAAGATCTCTGGTAAACATATTATTACCGTTATCAAATAATGTAGCTGCGGAGGTAGTGCTTATTAGCGGCAGTATTCCAACAGGAACACGTTTAGAAGGCAAAAACATAGTTGGGACAGTATACGAAGTTGCATACGACACTACATTTAATGCAGTTTTCAGAGCAACAACAGATGATCACTTCCAAGATTGTACTATTGAATTTGTAGTAACAGGACCTGATTCACCTAATTGGATAACTAATACAGGACTATTAGCTGTTGGCTCAAACAACAGCTTGTTTATTCTCGATAACGAAATTATAGATTACCAACTAGTTGCTGCTGACACTGATTTAAGTGCAGGCGACACACTTAGTTATTTTATTGCAGACGGTGACGGACAACTTCCATTAGGTATTACAATGACTGATACCGGCAGACTACAAGGGACTACTGAGCCGTTACTTAGTTTAGACAAACGTAATATTGGTGGTGGGTACGATAGTGCTGTTTATGCAGGTGTACCTATGGATTATGCAGTAGTAAGTTCAAACGGTTATGGCAGTTTTTATTATGATAGTGTAGACTTTGATTATAGCGAAGCAACTGCAAATTTAAGAAAATTAAATAGATATTATCCTTTTGCGGTAACTGTAACTGATGGTGAAAACTATGTACGTAGAGAATTTAAAATTTATGTAGTTGGCGATGATTATTTAAAAGCTGACAATACTATTATGGCAGCAAGCACAGGCGTGTTTACTGCTGACACAACAAACGTACGAACTCCGGTATGGATAACTCCTAAAGACCTAGGTTATAAACGTGCTAACAACTATACAACAATATATTTAGAAATTGTCGATAACTGGACACTAGAAGGTGTTGTAGTTTATACATTAGAAGATGTAAACGATGACCTTACGCCTAGTGAATTACCACCAGGAATGAAACTAGATAGCCAGACTGGCGAAGTTATAGGACGTATTCCTTATCAGACTGCTATTACACAAAATTACAAATTTACAGTTAAAGCAACTAGACTTACTACTGACTTAGAAACTGTTACAGTCTTTGCAAACTTTTATGAAGACGTAATGCTAGGCAAGAATAGTTTTAAAATTAATAAAATTGACTTAACTGGTGCTATAGATGGACTTAATGATCTGTTTGAGCTAGTTGGTAAGAAAATATTATTAGGAAATAGTCAGTATACTGTTACTAACGTTGATGACAGAAATACGCTATATGATATTATATTTGTACAAGAAACACTTGCTCCTAAAATTAATTTGCTATTAAGCCAAACTGCAATAGTTGGCCAAGATCATATATTTGTTACTCGGTTAAATGAATCAAGTAAAACAAAGTACCAAGGAAGAAAGTTAATATTTTCAACTACTGAAAATTATACTATTAGTACATTTACTCCTTACATAGAATGGCAAGTTACTCAAACAACATCTAACGATCCGTTTTTGCCAGCAGATGCTCCAAGAGTAATGACATTATCAGAAAATTATTACGTAGGTGACTATGTTATTCATACAATTGAATCAGGCGGCGATGGATTTATATACAAGTGTGATGTAGCACATGCTGTAGCTGCACAACTAGATGGATTTGGCGATCCTGTATTAGTTAACAATATTACACAATTAAACTTTATAAATGCTAACTGGACACAAGTAGCAGAAACATTAGAAGGACTTAGTGTTGCAGATAGGGTAACAGCTACTAAACAATCACTAGAAGCACAATACAACGGTACTGCATATATTACAGTAGTAGATCCATTAAACTGGAAAGTAAAAGTACCTAGTACTGCTTACTCAAGAATAAAATCAAATATACAAAGCTTCTTTAGTGGAGCAGATAGTAGTGATGTAGTTGCAACACTACTACGAGATAACGAAGATAAAATAACGCTTAGTACAAATTTAAGTTCTCAATTAAACTCTGGAAGAAACATAGGTATTGCATTATTTGCAAAAGACAGTTTCTTTAAAAACATAATTGTTGCATCAAATGATATTATTGATATTCCTAGTACAGTTAAAACATTTGAAGTTAAAGTTATTGGAGAAATTGACAGTGTTATTAAATGGGTAACACCAGCAGCACTAGGTAATATTAATGCTAACTTTACAAGCACTTTAAAATTAGTTGCACAATCTACTGTTCCTGATACTGCAATGTTGTATTCTATAAAATCAGGTAAGTTACCATATGGATTAGAACTTAACTACGATGGTGAAATTATTGGATCAGCACGTCAGTATGGTACTGCATCATCACTCGGACTAACTGTATTTGAAAACAAAGCAGTATCATGGGACGGCTCCTTGCCTGGCGATACTACGTTTGATAGAAACTACAAGTTTACAGTACAAGCAAAAGATAGATTTAACTATAGCGCGATCGAGAGAGAATTTACGTTAACTGTCATAGATTTAAATAGAACACAATACACTGACATTTATATGCGTCCTATGTTATCTAATACACAGCGTAAGTATTATAAAGACTTTATTAGTAATTCAGCAGTGTTTACTCCTGATAAAATTTATAGGCCTGGTGATCCAGTATTTGGAATACAAGGAAGTTTAGATATGCTTGTATACGCAGGTGTTGAAGCAACTACTATGGATAAATTTGTAGCAGCGGCAGCTAAAGGTCATAAGCGTAAGAAATATGTATTAGGTGAAATTAAAAGTGCAGTTGCTAAACTAAGTGCAACTAGCGACACAATATACGAAGTAGTATATATTGAGGTTAAAGATCCTGCAAACTCAACTGTAGCTAATAAGACAACAGCAGCTAGTTTTAAAACATCTAATAAAGAAAAGATTACTGTAGATAGTATTCAATATTCAGTAATAGATGATGCTACTAGATTTAGAACAGGTGCTAACCAACTACCAGTTAGTTCTAGAGGAGCTGCAAAATTTGTAATTAGTGAAACTGACGAAATAACAATTGAAACTAGAGCAGGTGTTGATCAAGAACTTAATGTAGACAATGCTGACTTTGAAGTAACTATAAAAGCAGGCGGCTTAATAACAGTATTATTACAAAAAGGCGACAGTGAACCATTCCGCTTTAGACCTAATACTAATACTATTAAGACAGATAGCAATGCAATTAATATTAGTCAATCAACTGACTCAGTTAAATATATATCTAGTATAGATAATATGAGAGCAAATATTAAAACTATTGGTGAAGAAGAACGCCAATATTTACCGCTTTGGATGCGAACTGCACAAACTGGGTTTCGAGAATTAGATTACGTAACTGCTATACCAATATGTTACTGTAAACCCGGAATGAGTGCAGACATAATTAATAATATTACTAATTATGGATTTCTACCAAATACAATTAACTATGATATAGACAGATATATTATAAAGACTACACAAGAATCCGATGTTGAGAAATTTGTCCTGTTCGCAAATTACCAATACAATGTATAACATCGATAAATATATTAAAGAGGAATAACAATGGCCAGCAACATAATAAGCTCAACAATTGACGGAACATATCCAGTAGCAGGTGTCGACAACGACACTCAGGGATTTCGTGATAATTTTACAGTTATTAAAACAGGATTAGCAACAGCAGAAAGTGAAGTTACTGCTTTACAGTCTACTACTGCTAAACTAAATGCATCAAATGATTTTAATGGTAGTGCTGTTACAGACGCTAACTTTTCATTAAACACTGAAAAATATCATAATATTGGTACTGTTACTAGTGGAATGAATATTAGTTTCTTAAACGGACATTATCAAAGTATGACTGTTAACCTAGCAGAAGGTGTAGGTACTATTAACTTCGCACTAGCAGATTGGCCAGCTAGAGATCATGTTGCTAGAATGACAGTACAATTATCAGGTAACGATACTGCTAAGACTGTAACATTTACAGCAGCAGGTGGCGGCACAATTAAATACGATAATAACTTTCCGGCTACATTAACTATAGATAGTAGTGTAAATCCATTGCTTATCGACTTTTGGACATACAATCAAGGCACAACTATATATGCAGAGTATAGAGGCCAGTATACTTAATGCTTAATCCGCTAGTTGATAGTTTAGCAGATCTTTCTGTAACTGAATTAGAAGACAAAATAGTTGTACTCCAACGTAGATACTTTATGACTGGTAATCCTGGAGTACAATCTCAAATACAAAACTTCTTACAAATCTACCAAGAAGAAGTACAAACTCGCCGTGCAATCGAATATAATCGCCAAAAAAATGCAGAAAATGGCGAATCAGGACTTGACAAACTCATAAATGTAAGTTAAAATAAGTGTATGCTTATGAAAACAGACAACCTCGGTGTTCCGCGTTTTACAAATAAAGACTTAGTTGATATGATCTATACAGGTCATGTTGACAAGTGTCACGTTGTATTATGCGATCCCTCAGATGATATAGATAAGTTTAATGAAGCAATGCGTGAGCAATACTTACCAGAACTTAAACAATATATCCCAATAGACGTAGATCAAAAAGACTTTGACACAGCGTTACAGTCTGAATGGTTTATGCCTGATGAATATAAAAAGATGGATCTCTATAATTACGTATTAAATAAGTGTCCAGACGATCCTGCTAAAATGGCTAGAACATGTGAAGAACTAGCAGAGTACGATAGACGTAATATGTTTGACTTATTAAAGTACATGGTATATTTAATAGACTTTATGCGTAAGAATAACATTGTATGGGGTGTAGGCAGAGGATCAAGTGTAGCAAGTTATGTGCTATACTTAATAGGAGTACACAGAATTGATTCAATCCAGTATGACCTGGACTGGACCGAGTTCTTGAGATAAGTAAGTATATAACTAATAGGAGACGAATATGTCAAAAGGTAACCCATCAAAGAAACAGCATAGAAGTATGCGCGGCAAACAAGTAGATATGGACCTACTTAGGAAACGTAACGAACTAACTCCAGCAGTAGGCAATGCTCGTGTAAATGCACGTGGCGACGAACTAGGACCTGGTGGAAAAATTATTAAAAAGCGTGAAGATGTTGTAGCAGAACATTATGCAACAGCAGGCACAGCATCAGAAGCAACCGGCAGAGCAACTACAGCAGGTCTTGTTCCTGATGATGCACCAGTAGCATCACCGGCAGCAGCAGCTAAAAAAACTACAACACGTACTAAAAAAGAAGAAGTAGTAATTGATGCTCCTATCACAGCAGCAGAGCAAGAAATGCTTGACGAAGCTGACGATTGGGTTGAAGACACTGACGGCAACTTTGTAAAAAATGGTGATTAATGTCTAGTAATATAAATGCAGTTAAAGGCACGCCTCGGGCGTTCGGCGACAATGTATTAGTAACAGATATGCACTTTGGAGAACAAGTAACTGAAAGCGGAATACTTATTTCAGACGACAATGGCTCGACTAGAGGTATCTACCCTCGATGGGCTAAAGTATACGACAAAGGTGCCGCTAACAAAGACCAATTCCAAATTGGTGACTGGATTTTGATAATGCACGGCCGATGGACTAGAGGTGTTAAAGTTGATACACCAGCTGGAGAAATCGAACTACGCAAGGTTGAACTTGATAGTATTTTAGCAACAAGTCCTAAGAAACCAACAGGATTGCGTCTTGGTGCAGAATATACTGACGGACAAGCAGCTACTATTGATCCTAGCTCTTTTATTAACTAATTAAAAGGTAACATATGACAAACGTATTTAAAGACATTGACACATTCGCTACGGCATGTGATCAGCCAGCAAGTCCTGAGAACTATAAAATGTACCTTGGACTAATTGATGAAGAATATAACGAACTTGCTGATGCAGTAATAGCAAATGACAAAGTAGAACAACTTGATGCACTAGTTGACATCTTAGTTGTTACTATGGGCGCAATTCGAGCAGCAGGTTGGGACGGCGAAGCGGCATGGAACGAAGTCATGAACACTAACTTTGCAAAGATTGACGCAACAACTGGCAAAGTAATCAAACGTAGTGACGGTAAAGTACTTAAACCAGTAGGTTGGAAAGCACCACAACTAGCACAGTTTGTTAAATAATGAAACTTTGGGTTTTTGGATGTAGTTACAGTATAAGCTCTTCTTTTAAACATAAAGACTTATGGGATTATGATAAAAATTGGATTGATGTTGTTGCTGAAAATTTAAATATTGATAAAAACAATATTAATAATTGTTCGCAGTTTGGTATTTCCAATGATGTTATTTTTTATTCGCTACTTCAAAATTTTAGCAAGATTAGCGAAGGCGATTTAGTTATTATACAAACAACTTCTTCGGCTAGAAAATGGTTTTTTCCAGAAGATCCTGCACTAAGTAATTTTACTAATATGAGAAAGGGTGCTCGTTCAAAAGAACAAGAAACGGCACTAAAACATTATATTACATATCTACAAAATGATCAATTAGATAGTATACAACTTACTGCATACATATATGCAATCATGTATATGAGACAAGGCGCTCCAAGTTCTAAATTTTTATTTTTGCCAGGATTTGGAACTGCACCAGAAGCTACAGGCAATCTTACTGAAAATGTTTGCGACAATGAATTTTCATCTCCTGATGTTATTAATAAATTTTACTTAAAATTAGGCTGGGATCCAAGATTAAACCATATGAGTATGGAAAATCATTTGGTGCTTGCGGATAAAGTTACAGATTATTTCAAAAACGGTACTGCACTAGATTTAACCACAGGCTTTAAAAGTAACATCTTCCGCGAAGATAATATATAATACTGCTTGACTTCTTAGTCTTTATATGTTATAATATATATAATTAATAAGGAGATTTCATGAAAATATCA